ACGTGTTGATGAGGTAAAAAAAGACATTAATAACAATGTTTTAATCCAACAAATGTTAAACAAATTAATGTTAAAATATAATGCTGATAGGGCTTATATATTTCAGTTTCACAACACTATTAAGTATTACGACGGGTCGCATAGAAATCACCAATCAATGACATTTGAGGTGTGCGACAATGGGATAAGTTTTGAGGGTGCTAATTTGCAAAATATACCCGTTAGTTTGTACCCTTTATTCTTACAACAAATCATGTTAGAAAGAATGAACTATTGTGACGTTAACATAATTAAAGAGCAGACTACAAAAATGGAGTTAATAAGACAAGGGATCAAGTCTATATGTATAGCTCCATACTTTAAAAACGGGGCTTTTGTAGCTTACATAGGCTTAGATTATATTAAGGAGGGTAAATGTACGGAAGTGGATTTTAAAGAGTTTAAACAGTTCACAAATCAAATAGGTAATATTTTAATGCTATGAAAAAAGGAGGAAAAAAAGGATGTCAATGTAAAGATGGCACGTATTCAAAAGAATGTTGTGACGGACAAGCTCAAGGCGTAGGGGCTACAATAGGACAAAGTACGTCCAATGTTGTTAATACGAGCGCACAAGTGGTTAAAAATACAACAAACGGGTAATTAATTAATTTAATAGATATGAGAGACGACATTTTAAAAGACGTGTACGATAATCAACTAGTAGAGCTAAGTTCTATTGAGGTTAATTTAGCTTTTGAGTTTAAAAAATTTACAGAGGTTCAAGATAAAATAGATTCTATTTATAATCCTTTTTTAGATTCACTTAATAAAGCTTACGCACTTGAAAAAATTGCTAATGATTTAGGAAAAAAAGCTTCATCTGATTTATATAAATTGGCACAAGATTTATCATACCAAAAACAAATATTTGAAAAAAGAGTAACTGATTTAGGCATTGATGTAAGCAAACTTACACAACCAAAAGAATATGATAAACTAATTAATATAGCAAACGATTATGCGGATTACTCAAAAAAATCAATAGAAAAATACAAGTAAATATGAGAGACGATATTTTAAAAGACGTGTACAAAGTAGAGCTAAGTACTATTGACGTAGAGTTAAGTTTGATTGATGATATAAATAAATTGCTTGACGCTACAAATGCAAAAAGAAAGCAACTACAATCACAGGCGATAAAAGTATCCGATTCTTTATTAGACTTAACAGTTGATTACGAGAAAATATTTGCTTTATCAATAAATGGTGCAAACAAAGCTAAAGATTTAGGAATAATAGACGCAGAAAAAGCTTTCAGAGTAAGAGCAGAAGAAGCTAAAGATTATTCTAATGTAGTGGGGAAAGCGTCAAATACAATAACCAATACAATTAACCAAATATGAGAGACGATATTTTAAAGGACGTGTACAAAGTAGTGCTAAGCTCTATGGATGTGGAGTTGGGTGCTTTGCAAGACTTAGAAAAAAGAGTTGAACAATTTGCACTTGAAAATAAACAAGTAGTTGATTTAATTAAAAGTTTAGATTCTGTAAAAAACAAATTTAAAGCATTAGATAAAAAAATATCAAATGATTTTAAATTATTAAGAGACGATTCAGAAAAATTATTTAAACAAGCGTCTGATTTAGGAATTGAAACTAAAATACCTTTTCAACTTGGTGCTAAAGTAGCTAAATTATATGGCGAAAATTGGGATATGGATGCAATAAGTTTTTTAAGAAAATAACAAATAAAAACAAATATGAAAAAAGACGAAACATTACTTAAAAAGATTAAAAACTTCCTTGTTGATTTAGCAGGTGTAGAATTAGAAGAACAAAAACTAGAGGACGGGAATACAACTATTGAAGCGGATAACTTCGTAGAGGGTGAAAGTGTTGTTATAGTAGTGCCTGATGCTGAAAGTGTGCCATTAGAAGTTGGCGAATACAAGCTTGAAGATGGTCGTGTTCTAATAGTAGAAGAAGAAGGTGTAATAGCTCGTGTTGTTATGCCTGAGACAGAGGAAGAACCAGCAGAGGAAGAAATGCCAGTAGAGGCGGAAGTAGCTCCTACAGTAGAGGCAAAACAACCTAAAAAAGTGGTATCAATTACAGAACAACATTTTGAAAAAATCGAAGAGGCGGTTGTTGAATTAGGAGCTAATATTAAGCCCATTCAATTTAACCCTGAGAACGTCAAAGAAACGACTCATTTCGATTTAGCACCGAATAAAAATAAATCGTTAAGGGATTCGATTTTAGAACAAGTATATACAAACAAATAAATAAATAAATAAAAATGGCAACTTCAACTTCATTAACTACTTCATACGCTGGTCAAGATTCCAAACTATGGGTAAAGGCTGCTCTATTGAGTGGTAACACACTTTCTAAGGGTGGTTTAACTATTGTACCGAATATTGCGTACAAAACAACTATGTTTAAATTGTCTACGGATGGTTTATTAGCAGATGAAACTTGCGACTTCAACGCAACTTCAACTGTAACGTTAACTGAAAGACAATTGATCTTAGAGAACTTTCAAGTTAATTTACAATTGTGTAAAAAAGACTTTATCACTTCATGGCAATCTGAAGAAATGGGATTCTCAGCAAACAAAGTTTTAGCTAAGTCTTTTCAAGATTACCTATTAGCTTACGTAATTGAGAAAGTTGCTGAGTCTGTAGAGTCAACTATTTGGGAAGGTACAAACGCAACGACAGGGCAAATTGCAGGACTTACTAAATTATTAGCATTAGATGCGGCACTTCCAACGGCTAACGAGGTTACAGGTACTTCAATCACATCGGCTAACGTAGTAGTTGAATTAGGCAAGGTAGTAGATGCTATTCCAAACGCATTATATGGTAAGCCAGACTTGAAAATCTATGTTCCTTTAAACGTTGCTAAGGCTTATGTAAGAGCTTTGGGTGGGTTCTCAGTGCCAGCTACTTCAAACGCAGGTGTCGATTCAAAAGGTACGCAATGGTTCAACAACGGAAGTCTTACTTTTGACGGAATTGAAATCTTTGTTGCTAATGGTTTAGCTTCAAACAAAATTATCGCTACTACTACGGATAACTTATTTTTTGGTTGCGGTTTATTGAATGACTTAAACGAAGTGTCTTTAATTGACATGTCTCCTATGGACGGTTCACAAAATGTACGTTTCATCTTAAGAGCAGGGATGGCGGTTAATTACCATTCAGTATCTGACATCGTTACTTACGGAATCACAAATTCAGCTAACTAATTATAAATTAAGAGAGGGTGTATAAGCCCTCTTTTTTAAAACTATATATATATGCCTTGTTTATTAACGAAAGGTCGTGCAGAGTCATGTAAAGATACAGTTGGGGGTTTAAAATCGGTGTTCTTTATCGACTTTCAAATTACGCCAGCTGATGTTACAATGACAAATGACTTAATTACAGCAATCACAAACGTTGATTTTCTTTACAAGTACGAATTAAAGGGAAACGACAACACTTTTGAACAAACTATTGTCTCTAATAGAGAGATGGGAACTACTTTTTTTCAGCAAGTATTGAATATCAAGTTGAAAAAACAAGACGCTACAACTACAAAAGAGGTTAAACTTTTAGCTTATGCAAGACCTCATATCGTTGTTGAGAACAATAACGGGCAGTTCTTCATCATGGGACTATACAGAGGTTGTGACTTAACGGGTGGTACTATATCAAACGGTGGTGCATTAGGAGACTTTAACGGGTACTCTTTGACGTTCACAGCGGATGAGTCATTACCAGCTAATTTTACAGATGTTGCTTCTGCTGCTACAATTGTGACGGATACGTTTACGGGTGCTTCGGTAGTTGCTTCATAACAATAATACCAATAAAATTAAGAGAGGGTGTAATAGCCCTCTTTTTTTATGCAACAAAACTGCCTTATTTTAATTATATTAGTATGATCGTGTTAAAGACAATTATAACTTCACAAAATGTTAAATTTATTCCACGCAAAGGAACGGGGAACTGCAATTTAATCATAGTGACGGATGAACAAACGAATATCTCAACAAACGTTAATATAGTTACCTACACTTCAGGAGAATATTACGATATTGCAAGTGGTATTTTTGCATTAAAAGAGGGGCGTACTTATTCCGTTAAGGTTTGCAAAGACAATATCAATGATTTAAGGTTTTACGGGCGTGTTTTTTGCACAGATCAAACATTAGCAACTTACACTTCAAACGACTACATTAGTTATAATGTAACAAACGAATATATAATATATGAATAACAATATCGTACAACTTTCATCCTATACAGCTCCCGTAATTGTAGAAACAAATCGTGATGCGTGGGTAGAATACGGGGAGGATAATAACTATTATAAGTTCTTAATAGATAGATATTCCAATAGTGCAACCAACAACGCGGTTATTAATAATATTTGTAGATTAATTTATGGCAAAGGATTGACTGCAACCAACGCTTCAATAAAGCCTAACGACTACGCTCAATTTTTATCTATAATTGACGGAGAGGATTTAAAGCGTGTTATTTTTGACTTATATATGTTAGGTCAATGTGCCGTACAAGTGCATTACGACAAGGCTCACAAGTCTATATTAAGGGCTTATCATACACCTATTCAATTATTAAGACCTGAGAAATGCAATAACTACGGAGAGATTGATGCTTACTACTACTCAGACAATTGGAGTGACCCTCGTAAATATGTGCCTCAAAGAATTGATTATTTCGGCACGTCAAAAAAAGAAATAGAGATACTATGTTACGCACCATATACGGCAGGCATGAAGTATTTTTCAGCTGTAGATTACCAAGGTGGGATTGACTATGCTTTACTAGAAGAGAAAATTGCCGAGTATCTAATCAATGAAGTTAGTAATTCTTTTGCACCTACAACTATTGTAAACTTTAACAATGGCACACCGACAGATGAACAAAAAGACGAGATTAGCAACTCAGTCATTCAAAAATTAACGGGGTCTAAAGGTAAAAAAATTGTTATTTCATTTAATGAAAGTGAGGCTACTAAAACAACTATTGACTCAGTACCTTTAAATGATGCTCCAGATCATTATCAGTATCTAAGTGACGAATGTACAGCTAAGATTTTAAGAGCGCACAACGTGACTACACCTTTGCTTTTTGGGGTTTCTACAGCAACGGGTTTCAGTTCAAATGCAGATGAAATGAAAACGGGGAGTGTGTTGTTTGACAATATGGTTATAAAGCCAAAACAAGACGCAGTTATTAATATGATTAAAAAGATCATGTTATTTAATGGCATTAATTTAAGTTTAAAATTTAAAAGTTTGCAACCATTTACAGACGGGGAGGAAGTTAAGCCTGTTGTTGAAATGGCTAAACAAGATGAATTGGACGTTGCAAAATATGGGGAGGATATTGATTTAGAGGAATGGGTGCTTATAGATAGCCACGAGGTTAACTATGAGTTAGAAGAAACATTAGACAAGCAAATAAAGGACTTAAACACACCTACAACGTTGTCTAAGATAGTTAAGTTTGTAAGCCAAGGTACAGCAATACCGAACTCAAAAAGTAAACAAGACGGGGATATTTTTAAACATAGATATAGATACGTTGGACAAATAACTGATAAGTCTCGTTTGTTTTGTAAAAAAATGATAACAGCTAATAAGGTGTATAGAAAAGAGGATATTATCAAAATGAACTCTCAAATAGTTAACGAAACAAGTACAAGACAAGATGGGTCAATAGGTGGTTTTGGCCCCAGAGGAGCTACAACCTACGATATTTTTTTATACAAAGGTGGAGGGGCTTGTCATCACAAATGGATGCGAGAAACGTATTTAAGAAAATCGGACGTAAACAATCCATTAGCTAAGAAATTTACGCCAGCACAAACACGTAAAGCCGGGGAGGTAGCACCTACAAACGACAAACGAGTGTACACAAGACCAATTGATATGCCTAATAAAGGATTTTTACCTAAATAATTAAGACATGGCTGAAGCACTATTAATATCAAAAAAAGACTTACAGGAATACACGTCTTTGAACGCAAACACAGACGTAGATAAAGTTATTCAATTTGTTTTGATAGCACAACAGATATGGATACAACAGTATACGGGGAGCAAGCTATTGAATAAGATAAAAACAGACATACAAAACAGTGCGTTAAGTGGCAACTATATAACGCTTGTATCTACGTATTTAAAGCCTATGTTGATACATTTTACAATGGTTGAGTATCTACCATTTTGTGCTTATACGATCTCTAATAAAGGCATATATAAGCATAGTTCTGAGAATGCTGAGATAGTATCAAAAGAGGAAGTGGATTATTTGATTGAAAAGGAAAAAAGGATAGCAGAAAGTTACGCTCAACGTTTTTTAGATTATATTTGTACAAACCAAAATTTATTCCCTGAGTACAACACAAATACGCAAGGAGACCAATATCCTCAAAGTAATAACTTTTTAACAAATTGGTACTTATGAAAAAAAAATATAAAATTAAAACAGACAATATTGTTAAACTTGAAATATATTTAAATGCTCAAAGTAAGTGATTTTCCAGCGAAAGGCGCACAGATTGAAGATTCCGACTTATTGCTAATAAGTGACTATAACGGTGCAACTTATGACTCTAAGTCTGTTACGGGTGCAAATGTACGACCATTTAAAACTGTTATATTTAATATCAGTCAAGTAGGTACAAATGCGCCAACGGTTAACTATTCTTATGTAGGGGAGGTTACACAAACATTTACATTCTCATACCTTAGTGTAGGTAATTATAGACTAACTTCGTCAAGTGCTTTGTTTACTTCTAATAAGACGTTTTGTCAAATAACATTAGGAAGTAATATACTAGATTTACAAGCAGGTGTTGTGGTTGCTAGTACTACTCAATTAGATATTACAAATTGTACAGCCTCATCAACATTAGACGGCTTGCTTACAAGTGCGAATTTACAAATAACTATAATCAAATGATATTATCTACACATGGAATAATTGGGAGCAGTGGGAGTGGCAGTCCATTTTTAACTAGTTTATACGCAGTTTATAAAGCTGAATCAAATGCGAATGACTCATTAGGTACTTACAACGGAACTCCAGTAGGTGGATTGACATATAGTGCTGGTAAGAGTGGTAATGCTTTTACATTTAATGGGACTAATGCTCATGTGTTAATGCCAGTTAACTCATTGAAAAAAACTACTTTTTCAATGAATTTTTGGCTTTTTAATCCTGCTGCACAATCTTCTACTTTATTTAGTGATTTTGCAAATGATGGATTAAATAAAGGTTTATATATTGATTTAAATAATATTTCTTCTCACACAATTAGATTTGTTGGGTTTAATAGCTCTGTAAACACAATAGCTTTATCCGCTACAGGTGGTATTGGTTTTATAAATAGATGGTCAATGACTACAATTACAGTTAACGGAACGTCTTTAAAAATTTATTTAGATGGCACTTTAACAGCTTCTGGAACAATGACCCTTCCGCTAAATTATGCTACAAATAGTTATCCGTGTATTGGTGCTTATAAACTAAATAACAACACCCCTAGTGCTTACTTATCAAATGGAACAAAAGTAGATGAGTTTTATATTTGGAATAAAGAATTAACAGCAACAGAA